ATCTAACAATTTGGGGACAGAAAATGTCAAAGGATGAACTAGCAAAAGTATTGGAGAGTAAGTTTTATTCTCCCGCACAATTTGCCGAGGAGATAGAGTCTCTGGTGCAAGTTAATAAGAATATGAATTACATAGATGCCATCGTTCATTTCTGTGATAAGAATAGTATTGATGTAGAGTCTGTGCCTAAACTCATACCTAAACCTTTGAAGGAGAAGATAAAGTATGAAGCATCAGAACTTAACTTCTTAAAAAGAAGTTCCCGTGCGAAATTGCCGATTTAATTCCAAAAAAGTCGGAAAAAAATCCCGCCAAATTTTTGCCCCTATTACCTTTTTTTATTATGGAAGATCTATTACGTATGCACAAACTCGCACCAGGCACTACGTGTCCAGTGATGGTTACGAAGATTCCTAAACAGATTCAGAGGGAAATTGATGGTTGGATAAATGAAAGTAAGAAGTTGAAGAATAGTCCATTAGCAGAACTGAAAGCACATCAGAATGCTGGTTATAATAATACTCAGGGAGAATCTTCTTCTCATAATTCTTATCAGTGTTCTATCTCTCCTCGTTTAATTGAAGAATCATTTTGGTTAGCATGGGTATTAAGATTGACTGCAAAATATTGGGGAGCAGGAAAAGATCATCGTGGGTTTAGATTAAGAAAGTGGGACGGACATTTTGATGGGTATGATATTTGGACTAACTTTGCATATGAAGGAGATGATAATCCAACACATAGTCACGGTGGATTATTATCAGGGGTGATATACTATAAGAATCATGAGCACCCTACTATATTTGATGATCATGGTTTAGCATATGAAGGTCTTGATGGAACGATGGTAATGTTTCCTGCAAGCACTTTGCACCATGTAGAAGAACAGACTGTTAATAAAGAAAGAATTACTTTGGCATTTAATATAGTAAAAATGAATGATGCCATTTGATGCCTACCGTTGTTATCTCTCTTTAAAAAATCATTTTACAAAGGATCATTATGATTATATAAAGTATCGTGGTAAGACAAGAGCAACTCACCAAGCCTTTTATAAGAGAAAGGATAGATTTTGGTTTGAAAAGTTTGCCAGATCAAAAAATGATAAAGAAGTAGAAGAGTTCTTTGTATCTAATTTTATATACTCTACTGATCCAGGTACTATGTGGATTGGGGAGATGATTAAAGAAGGTGAGGGTAGATATATGGAATGGAAGAAGAAAGTTCAGTCTCTCAAATATGTTTTCAAAGAAGAAGTTAATGTTCTTTTTGATAATAATAAAGTAGATGAGGTCTTTGATTGCTCCAAGGGTCATCCTCCTATTTTGAAAAGTTATTTGGGGAAGAAAACCTCACTTGAAACTCTGGTGATATGTGATAGAATATTTGAGTATGGTAAGGACTTTGATAAAAAATTAAATGACCCAGTGTGGGAAACCGTTAGTCGGAAAATTAAAAAGTATAAACCC